ATGCAGTTGAACACATTGTTCCTTTCCTCTATTTGATGACGCCTGATTGGTTTAAACGAAGTCATACTGGCAAAGCAATTGCTAATTGGTGGTCAAGATTTTCTGCTATATATGATGTTTCTAGATTTTGTAAATGGCTCAACCTAGTCACTTTGATGGGTATTGCCAAATGTTTTTACGAAGCTTTCCATAGATCTGGTTACATTTTTTGTGCAGAAGGGCTCTCTATTTTGAAGAAAGCCTATCTCGACTCGCAAGTCGTAAAATTGCCTCATGAGAAGTTCATAGATTCCGCTGTGACAACTGTGAACGCATTTTCTCAAACTTTGTTGAAGCGTGATGTTTTTGTTATTGAGAAAAAGCCCTGGTATGACCGTTTATTTGACACATCTTTGTATGAATGCAATGGGTTTACTGTTGTAGATCATTCGTGGAAAAAGACGGCTCTTATTACTGCTGGAGTTTTTACAGCAGGACATACTATTTTGGGTTTGCTCGCATGGCAGCGACATCGTATGTATCGACACAGGTATTTGAATGCTGACAATGCATTACCAGAGTATGCTAAAGCTCTGAAGAGAAAATGTCCTTCTATTGCATCATATGCTGTAACAGGCATTGTGATTGTGTGTGGAATTTCCTTGCTTCGAGCTTGGAACAAGAATCGTAAGGACACTATCATGAGAAATGGGATATCAACTCCCGAAGAAGTTGATGCCTCCCCAGGATGGTTGGGAGGTTTCTGGTCAAGTGTTGGTCTGTCAGCAGAAGTTGATCATCGTGTGAAAACAATGGTTCCAGAGCAAGTGCAAAACGCTGTTAAATCAAATTTGTGTAGAGTAGAAGTTTTGCGTTCTGATGGATCCCAATGTGGATGTAATGTTGTTTTCCTCGAAAAATTCATTGGTTTGTTACCTAAACATGTCGTACATAAAAATGGTGATTTGACCAAAGAATTGTCAAATTTTGTTGACTTGACTATTTCCAGAGGAACTTCAGGTCCTGGAGACACTTTCAAAGTGAGAATAGATGCAAATGTATATACCGTTGTTGATGGTTTGGACATGATTATGTTCTTTGCACCGAATTGTCCAGATTTTAAGACAATTACTCACTTTTTGCCACAGGGTACAATTCCAAAAGGAAATTATCCTGGCTCTCTGCTCATCCGAGATAAGCAATCAGTTTTGCAGTCAGATCCAATTATGGTAGAGAGTAAAATGACAGCCCATGATCAAATGGGTTTCTATGGAGGAGAGTATAAAACTCATCTAGCTCGAGATGGGGCGTGCATGGGAATTGTATATGCACAATCCAAAACTCCTGCAATCACAGGTTTCCATATTGGAGGTAATCCCAGTTATCAAATTGGTGTTATGCAAACTCTGATGAAAGAAAACTATGATGATGCGCGAGAAAAACTCCAATCGAGTTCAGCAGTTTTGATCTCAAGTCAAGCTTCTGAAATTCCCAAAACTCAGTTCGGAAAAGCTGTTGCTGTGTCTGAACATGTCAATCCTAAAGCCAAGCATCTTCTTAGTCTTGGAAAGGAACATTATGTTGAGTTGTTGGGATCAACTGAGGTAAGACATCCTCAAAAGAGTGTGGTAGAAAAATCCATACTCAGTGATCATGTTGCAGAAGTCATGGGTGTTGAGAATCAATGGGGACCACCCCAGTTGAAGCCAAATTGGCAAGCTTTTAATACCAACATTGACTATGTGGCTGATCCCGCTCTTCAATTCACTCCAGGTGATCTTGAGAGAGCACGGCAGGATTGGTTAAAACCATTACTGCCACTTGCCCGCGAACATGGACAGAGAGACATTGGACGTCCTCTTACCATGGATGAGACAATTTGCGGCATTGATGGAATTCGTTTCATTGATGCTGTTCCCATGTCGACCAGTATGGGTTTTCCTGTATTTGGTCCGAAGAGAAATCATTTTACTGAAACCAAAAATTCTGATGGCACACTTAAAAGAACACCATCAGCTGAGGTTATGAGTGAAATACAACGATTGGAGATGGCATGGAAAGCAAACAAAAGGGCATACCCCGTGACAATGGCGACTCTTAAGGATGAGCCAACCAAGGTTTCCAGTACCAAGGTACGAGTTTTTCAAGCTTGTGCCGTTGCACATGGATATTGGATTCGGAAATATTTCTTGCCAGTGTCACGGTTTCTTCAGTTGCACCCAATTCAGTCAGAGAGTGCTGTGGGTGTCAACGCTTTTTCAAAGGATTGGCAAGAGCTTATGCAACATGTGGAGAAGTATTCACAAGGTAGTTTGCTAGCTCTTGACTATTCCAAATATGATGTTCGGATGAACTCCCAGGTCACAACAGCTGTCATGAATTCTTTTATTGACATTGCTAAGGCCTTTGGGTACTCTCAGGAGGATTTGGACTTCATGCGAGCCATGGTTGCTGATCTTGTGCATCCCTTGATCGATTTTAATGGGACACTTTTGATGGCATACAACATGAACACAT